TTGTCAAGTGCCATCAAACAAAACTTACAACAGAGTATTAAAAAGTTCACAGTAGCAGGAATTAGACCTGAAATCATTGATCTTAAGTATCTTTACGTTGAAGCTGATATTGAAACATATTATAACCCCAATAAAGCACCTTCTGCATCGTTTGTTCAGAACTTAGTTACTCAAAATATTCAAAAATACTCAGATTCCTCCGAATTAAATCAATTTGGTGCTCGATTTAAGTATTCTAAGTTTCAAAAAGTCGTTGATAGCAGTAATGAGTCGATTACATCGAACATTACCACCGTTAAAATGCGAAGAGACATGCAAGTAAGGCTCAATACCTTCGCAGAATATGAACTTTGTTTCGGAAATCAGTTCCATGTCAAGAATCATGGCCATTCTCCAGTATATCAAGGTACTTTACTTGGTTATAATATCCGATCAACTGGATTTACAGTAAGTGGAATTAGTGGAACTGTCTATCTTGGTGATAGACCGACTGGAAATCTTGAAAAGGGGACAGTTTTTCTATTCAAACTGAATTCTCCAACTGAACCAATTATTGTCAAAAAGAATGTTGGTGTCATTGATTACATGAAGGGAGAAATAAAGTTGAATCCCATCAACATCATTAGTACGATCGTAAATAAGAACTCTCCTATTGTTGAAATATCTGTAAATCCCTTCTCAAATGATGTGATTGGTCTCCAAGATCTCTATCTACAATTGGATGTAAATAATACAACAGTAAGTGCTGTTGCTGACAACATTTCCTCTGGAAATGATGTATCTGGTACAAATTATATTGTTTCATCAAGCTATGGATTGAATAGTTTGGTAAGAGGAACCCCAATCGTTACTGTTGACGTAGATTCAACACTTGAAGCCGCAACAACTTCACCAACAACGGTAACACCTTCGACAACATCTTCTAATACTTTCGGTAGATCCACAACATCGTCCTATTAATAAAAAATGGCAGTAGATAGAGTAAAATTCCAGGAAATTGTCGCCAGTCAACTTCCAAGATATGTTAGAGAAGATTTTCCTCTTCTTGGGGAGTTTTTAGAGCAATATTATATTTCTCAAGAGTCTCAAAGTGGACCTGTCGATATTATAAACAATATTGACCAATACGTAAAGGTAGAAGAGTTATTTGATATTGTCGATAATACGTCTTTAACGTCTGATATTTCTTTTACGACGAAGGAAATCCCTGTATCATCAACAATTGGTTTCCCTGATACAAACGGAATCATTCAGATTGATGATGAGGTCATATATTACACTGGAATCACTTCAACTTCTTTTACTGGATGTAAAAGAGGATTTAGTGGTATAACGACATATGTTTCTACAGGTAATCCTGACGAATTAACTTTTAGTCAGACTGAAACCAACAAACATACCACAAGCACAAAAGTAAAGAACCTGAACGTTCTGTTTTTGAAACAGTTTTTAAATAAACTGAAAAAACAGGTCACACCAGGCTACGATGACAGAAATTTTTACGGAGATTTAAATAAGAAGAATTTTATTTACAACTCCAAGAGTTTTTACTCTTCAAAAGGAACCGATCAGTCATTTGAAATTTTATTCCGAGCATTATATGGTGAAGATGTTGAAATTTTAAAACCATCTGAGTTTCTCCTTACCCCCTCTAATGCTGATTACAAAATAACTCAAGATTATGTTGTCGAAAAACTTTCAGGTGACCCCTTAGATTTAAAAAACCTTACTATTTTCCAAAGAAGAACTGGAGCAAGAGGATCTGTCACTAATGTTCAACAAATTCCATATGCTGACTATCAATTCTATCAAATAAGTATTGATTCTGGAAATGACAACACAAGTGTTACGGGTTCGATTTTCGGTGAATTCAAACCTAACCCTTTAACAAAACTTCTTGAGAATGTAAGTATTGGTGCATCAATTATTAGTGTTGACTCTACTGTAGATTTCCCAGAGTTTGGAAATTTGGCCATTGTTGACGAAGATGGTCGAGAATTGTCAATCGCATACACTGGAAAGACTTCTAACCAGTTTTATAACTGTTCAGGAATTATTAATGAGTTAGAAAAGACAGTAGATGTTAAGTATGATGACTATTCGTATGCATATGTTGGAATTAATACAGATACTGAGATTCAGGTTCGCTTTACATCAACACTGAAGGATTTTGTTCAAAATGATAAGACAAATTATTTCAGACCTCTCGATACAATTCAAATTAAATCTCTTGGTTATGAGGCTCCTGGTAAGAAGAGTAATAATTGGATTTTAAACGTCAAACCAAAATATAAAGTAGGTGAAACCACAGTTATTGACGCAACTGCATTCATCTATCAATTTAAATTCCTTGAAACTCACTTTTTTAGTGAGGGATATGAACTGAGATATGAAAATGAGGATAAGACGGTATCTTTGTTGGGGACTGTTGTCAGAGTTATTTCCAATGACACTGTTAATGTAAGATTCTCTGCTCAGATACCTCTTACTGGTACATTTTTTGTTGAAAATCAACTTTTAAAGGGGGATTCGACAAAATATCCTTACCTTGAAGAATTTGTTGCAAACGTTCAGAATACGTATGCAAAATTTAACGGGGATGTGATGGTCGCATCCAATTCGATACCAAAATTTGATGATATTTTAACAAATACGTATAACTGTAGTGTCACATTTTCAGCATCACTTAAAAGCACAAAAATATTAGATCTTCCTACTAATCCCACTTCTTTGCCTGATCATGGATTCCATACTGGAGATTCAGTTTACTTCCAATCAGCTGGTACAGGATTTGAAAATATTCCATCAGCATCATATTTTGTAAAAAGAATCGACGAAAGTAGAATTAGTCTTGCAAGAAGTAAGGCAGACTTATTCCGAGGTACTTTTGTAACATTCAACGGTTCTGTCACTAATGCATCTCTGACATTACTCGAATTCTACAAGAAAAATATTGAACCACAAGGTATTTACAGACAAATACTTGAACCCACTAATAATAGAGTTGATAACCAAATAACAAAGGCAGGAACCACTGGTATTTGGAATAATGGTGTTGAATTGTTGAACTACAAGTCAACTAATAGTGTATATTATGGTGATATTCTTGGATTTACCGTTACACGAGGTGGACAAGATTATGATATTATCAACCCTCCAGTAGTTAAAATATCTGATGAAGTTGGAACTGGTGCTACTGGTGTTGCTAATGTTCTTGGAAATTTAGTAAGACTTGATGTAACTGATGGTGGTATGGGTTACTATGCACCACCGACTATTACAATTAAGGGTGGTAATGGATTTGGTGCCGCAGCAGAACCTAGAATGATCTCTATTAAACATGAGAATCCATTCATCGCAGACTCATCCCAGACAATTAGTCTTGCAAATAATGAAATTACTTTTAGAGAGGATCATAAGTTTCTTGATGGTGAAAGTGTTATCTACGAAACAAGAGGTACAAAGGGTATAGCTGGTCTTACCACCGAAGCTGAATATTTTGTATTTGTAAGTGGTCAAAAAACTCTCAAACTTCATACAACAAGAGCCGATGCAATTTCAGGTATCAATACTGTCGGATTTACTCAATTTGGTAATGGTGTTCAGTATTTAACTGCATCCAAACTAAAATCTATCGTATCAAGTGTTGTAATTACAAATCCTGGACAAGGATATGAAAATAAAGAGAGAGTTATTCCTTCTGTCGGCGTCAATACTGTTTCAAACAGAGTTGAAATCGAAAATCATGGATATAAAGATAGGGAAATAGTAAGATATACGAGAGACAGCTCTCTTCCTAGAGTGGAGGGACTATATGAGGATAGAGATTATTACGTAATCAAAGTAAATGAAGATGAATTTGCTCTTGCAGAGGTTGGAAGTGGTACTCAGGGTAAATCGTATTATTATGATAGAAAGATAACTGTAGATTTTGTTAACGCGGGAAGAGGTTCTTTTAATTATCCTCCAATCACTGTTGATGTTGAGGGTGCAGCATCTTCCTTTGATAAGACATTCGTTGAGGACTTCCAAGAATTATATGTCATTGAGTCTCCAATCACCGAAAACATTATTACTCCAGTTGCTGTTCTTGCATGGACAGATACAGAAGCTGAAATTCATAATCCATATTATGTCTTAGTAAGTGATCAGGCTAACTGGCTCATCAGTGATGATCCATTTATTGGTAATATTCTTCTTTATGAGGCAAAGTTACAACCCATATTCAGAGGTTCCATTCAAACCATTAATCGTGTTTCTGGTGGTGTTGGATATGGAGCATCTACCATTATCGATTTTAACAGACAACCAGAAATTACATTCAAATCTGGAGAAGGTGCGGTCTTAACTCCGATTATAAACAATGGTAAAATTACGGAGGTTGTTGTAAATTCCTCTGGTAATGGATATAATTCACCACCAGATTTGATTGTTAGAAGTTTAGACAATAAAGGTGATTATGCAATTCTTGTTCCAATTATTGAAAATGGTCAAATTAAAAGTGTTACTATTCAGAAGACTGGATTAGGATACACTCCTGGAAAGACTTCTATTGATGTGATTGCCTCTGGTCGTGGAGCAAGGGTTCAAACAAATATAAGAGCATGGAATGTTAACTTATTTGAGAAAACCTTTGAAAACATTGGTGACGATGATTGCGTTTTAACTGAAAATATCGCAAACACTTCTCTGCAGTTCGCATCATTCTATGCTCCTAGACCTCTCAGAGCTGGTTCAAATTCTATTAATGGATTCGAAGAAGACAATATCAAGTATGGTCTTTTTGACTTACAATTGACCACAGGTGGTGAAGAGACATCTAGTGGATTCCACTCTCCAATTTTGGGATGGGCTTATGATGGAAATCCCATTTATGGTCCATATGCATATGACAAGATCAATGGATCAGGTAATATCCGCAGAATGAAGAGTGGATATAAACTGAAGAACACTCCAGTTAATAGACCATCGTATACCGCCTTTAGTAATGGATTTTTCGTTAATGACTACGAATTTGTTGGAGATGGAGACCTTGATGAATACAATGGAAGATTCTGCGTTACACCTGATTATCCTAATGGAGTTTATGCTTATTTCTGTACAATTGGTGACAATATAGAATCAACAGGTCCTTTCAATGATTATAGACTTCCACAGTTCCCATATGTTATTGGTAACAAATTTAAGTCTTTACCAATTGATTTTAACTTTAAATCATCTTCTAATCAGACCGAATATAATATAACAAAAAATAATTGGTTAAGAAATACAAGGTTCTATTTCACAAATGGTGGGAATAATGGATATGACTATATCTTCAATTCCGATTTGATTAGAAACTCGTCTATTGATATCACTTCAACCACAGTTGGTGGAATTGATGAAATTGATATCAAAGACGCTGGTCAGAATTATAAGGTAAATGATAAGGTAATCTTTGATTCATCTCAAACAAGTGGAAGAGGTGTAAATTGGAGAGTCTCCCAAATTAAAGGCAAGGATGTTGAACAAATAAGTCTTGCAAGTACTATTTTTGATGCATCAGAAATTATTGGAGACAATTCTCCAAATAACTTCTTGGGAATTACTTCAACACCTCATGGTTTCTTAACAAACGATATTGTCTACATTGATAGCTTATCTGAGTTCTATAGGGGTCTCGGTGGTCCATACAGAGTTGGTGTAACAAGTGAAAGATGGTATACATCTGTTGGTATTGCGACAGGAACAACAACTGGTATCGTCACGTATGTGTATCTTAATGGTATCATTGACCCTTCTGTTGTTAGACCTAATGATATTTTAAGAATTGATAGTGAGCAATTTAAGGTATTGAATCTAGATCCCGTATCTGGAAGAATAAGAGTCCTGAGAGGTCATAACAATACACTTCAAGTTACTCATACAGCAGATACTCTTGTAAGAGATGATCCTAGAAAGGTTAGATTTACTTCTGTTGGTATCAGTACAAATAAACCTGTAACCACAAATAAAACTCATTACTTCATGCCAAATGAGTCTGTTGGTCTTGGAACTGCAACTGCAGGGACAGCAACGACAATTACATTCTCAAACCCTGGTGTGGGTCTTACTCAAGTGAGACTTCAACAACAACAGTTCTTCTATCCTGATCATGGATTTGAACTTAATACCCCATTGAAGTATTACACAAACGGTGGTACATCTTTGGCAGTTTGGAGTGGTATTCAGAGTTCATCAATATTCAATCTTGAAGAAACAAGAGATTTGTTTGCAGTTCCACTTACTAGAGATATTATTGGTCTGGCATCCGATCGTGTTGCATTAAGTACAGTTACGAGTCAATACGTTGGTGTTGATTCCTCTAAAGGTGGTTTATTGTATTTTACTAACTCCACAGGTCTTGGAGTTACTCATAGTCTTGTCACCGTTCTTCCTCAAGTACTCACTGGAAGAATCTCTCAAAATATAGTCACCGTTTCGACAGGTGAAACTCATGGATTGAAGAGGGGAGATAGGGTTTCAGTTGATGTGAATCCAACCACGACTTCAACAATCAAAGTACTCTATGATGATTATAACAGAAGAATAGTATTCGATAGAGATACCATTCAACCCTCTGGTATCAACACAAGTGGTAATATGATTACCGTTCCTGATAACAAGTATAGAACTGGCGATAAAGTTATCTACACCTCTGGTGACCCTTCAGAGGGTCTGACAGCATCAGGAATGTATTATGTCTACGTTTACAAGAAGAATATTATCAAACTCGTAAGTGATAGATTTGAATTGTACACAGAGAATCCAACTTTTGTAAATGTTGGTTCTGCAACTACAGGAAGTATTGCTCGAGTTAATCCTAGAATTGAAGTTCAGAAAAATCAAAACTTAAAGTTCGACTTATCAGACTCCTCATTATCATTTGTTGATAAGGGAATCACTTATTCTGCATTTGAGATGCACATTTATAGTGACTCTCAAAAAATTAATGAGTTCTTTACTACAAAAACAAACTCAACATTTGAAGTCACAACTGATGGTAAAATTGGTATCGATAGCACTGCGAATCTCACTTTAAATGTAAGTGACAACATTCCCAGAATTCTGTACTATGGTTTCGAACCAGATAATCTCGATATCATACCACCAGTAAAGTTGAGAATATTTGAAGATAATACAGTATTTGAAAATAATACCATTGGAGTCGTTCCCAATAAGTTTGATGGTGTTTATAGTGTAGTTGGAGTTACATCAGATACCTATGATTACAATATTCCTTTTGATAGTGACACTGTAACTTCTTATGGTTCTACAAGTGCAACGATGAAATATCACACTTCATCTTTAACTGCACAAGGACCTATTCATACTGTTAATGCTGTTAACAAAGGACTTGGATATAAAACTCTTCCTGGATTTACTTCTGTAAGAAGTGCTAAAGGAACTGGTGCATTATTAGAACCAAAGAGTAACACACTTGGTACGATTCTCAAGCAGAAGATGAACTATATTGGGTTTGGTTTCCCATCAGATAATACATTAAATGCTGTTGGATCTCTCCCTCAAGTTCTTAGAGTTGATCCTCTTGGATCTTTTGAGTCAATTGGTATTTCTTCAGGTGGTGTAAATTACAGTCAACCTCCCGAATTGGTAGTGCTTGATGGTGTCACAGGAAAACAGATTACTGATCTTGATTTGAGATTTGGTGACGATGATAACTTCATCACCATCGTTAAAAACACACAATCTTTGAATGATGTTGAACCAGAAATTATCCCTCTTCAAAATACTAATGGTTTTAGTATTAGTTCAATCACATATAATAATACCACCAAAATAGTACGTTTAAGTTTCTCAAAACAGTTTAGTGATGCCAAAGATTGGCCATTCAAAGTTGGTGAAGAAATTCTTGTAGAAAACGTTGCAGTTGGTTTTGGTACAACAGGTAAAGGATACAACTCTGAAGATTATGGATTCAAACTTTTCAAAGTTACATCTCTCGACAGTAATCTGGGTGGAAGTGGCTCCTATGTTGAATATGACCTTACAGATGTTCTTGCAACAGGTGAGGTTCCAGGAAATATTACTAGTGTAGTATCTGGATCCGTCACTCCTAAAACATTTTTCCCAATATTTGATCCTGTAATTAAGGTAGCACCTTTATTGACTGGAGAAAAGGTAAGTAACGAAGGAAGGACTGGAGTAGTCGAGAGATTTGATGATGTGAGCAGATATCTGTTTGTTTCGTCTGAGGATGATTTCTTAGTAGGAACAGATATTGTATCCGAGTCATCTGGTGTCAAGGCATCAATCATCGATAAAATTCCATTCAACTCGACAATTAAACTTGGTGTTGGGGCAACATTTATTGATGGTTGGCAAACGAACTCAGGTTTCTTGAATGACAATCTTCAGGTCATCCCAAACAATGAATATTATCAGAACTTCTCATATTCTCTTAAATCGAGAATTGATTTAGAAACTTGGGAAGATGCTGTAAGTTCACTTAATCACACTGCAGGTTTCCAGAAATTTGCCGATTTGGTTATTGATAACAATGCCCCTGGTATTGTGACAGCAGCAGACATTGAGATTTCTACTGTCGTCGATCTTATTGGTGAGGGAATGCTTAACTGTTTCCCTGACTTTGATGGAGCGACTGA